TACGGTCAACCACTATTAGTTTTCCACGGAACAATGGAGTACAATGAGAAGGGTGAGGCAATTGGAGCAGACACCTCTGATGCAAGAATCCTTGCCGGTATGATTAAACAAGTGAATGCTCATGTTCAATCAAAGTATACCATCCAAGGCCCTCCTGTGGTAAAACTTCCACAAAACCAAGAACTATCAAAAATGAAATCAAAGTTCTTTGGTCAACTATCCAAAGTACAAAAAGAGTTCAAACTTAAAGATAGTGATGGTGTGGCTGAATATCATCAAAGATGGTGGGAAGAGTATGTTGATAAAAACTCACCAACTACTTTGGACAACAAAACCAAAATGGGATTGGTAAAGAGATGGGCATTCTACGACAAAGGATTCCGTTTGGATAGTAAAAACATTTCAGATAAGAAAACATTAGATTGGGCACAAAAAACTGATAAGATTGACCAGGCAAAAATCTCAAAAGATAATCTTCGTAAGTTTGAAGATATCTTCTTGGGTGTAGGTGCAGAGGTTCTATCATTTATGTCTTCAGCACTTACGGTTAATCCTGATGGTGCATTGAGAGATATGCAGAAGAGACTTGACCAAACCATCAAAGATGTGAAGAAGTCGGGTGACCCAAAAAAGATTGCAAAATTAAAAATGGAATTAGAAAGATTAAACGCAGTTGGTGGTAGAGATAAAATTGTACCAAATGAAGGTATTGTGTTTACCTACAAAGGATACACAATGAAGCTTACAGGTACCTTTGCATCACTCAACCAAATCTTGGGTTTAATGTATTTTTAATATACTTATATTAGTAAAACTATACAAAAGAGTTATGGCAAAATTGCAAAACATTAAGGCAGTCAAAGAAATGATTGCTGGAAATCACCGAACTCAAACGAAAAACACGGTTGCTTTCGGTGAAGAAAAAGAATTTGTCAAAAGGGAAGTTGGTGACCAATGGACCGATGACGAAGGCAACATCTGGGAGCAAAAGAAAGGGTACAAGATTAAACTTGGAAAACTTTCAGAGTTGAGAAATGAAATCAACACATTTCCCAAATGTAGTAAAGAAGTTTGTACTTGTACGAACCCAAATAGAAATGACCTAAAGATGAAATCCATCCATGGTATGTGTTTTGATTGTGTGATTGACATGGAACACAAATTAAAAATAGAGGGTAAGTATGAAGATTACGAACGAGAAAAATTGTTAGGCAATGGTAAGGCTTGGTTAAAACAAGCTGAACTTGAAAAAGAAGCTCTGAAAGTTGCTATCAAAGCCCGATACATCAATGAAGATGGTTCGGTTGAAGAATGGGATGGGACTTCTTGGGAAGACATGGAAGAAAAGATAGAAAGCGAGTTTCGTATTTTTAGAGAAAACTTTATAAAAAAGTTGGAGACACAAAGTGAAGATAAATTTTAAAGCAGGTAACAAAAGATTTACAATCGACTTTAGTATTAGTCCAGGTATTTCAAGTGGAGCTCACTTTGTGGCCATGGCAAAAAGTTCAAAAGAACTTGATACGCTACAAGACTATATTTCAAGTCGAGGTAGTAATGATGATGCAGTTGCATTGGGTATCGCAAAGGCCATAGAACAAAAATTAAAATTACCAATCGAACCCGTATACGGATATCAAGGTGCTGGATATGGTTTAAAAATAGATTTGTATTCAGTCGCAACTAAACTAAGGTAAACATATGAAATTAACGGAATTACTCAACGAAGACGCAAATATGAATAAAAAGGTTAAACAACTTTTAGATAGAGAGTTGAAAGACCTTTCAAAGGGAAAACCAAATCACCAATGGGCAGTAATGCACATTTTGATGGGCGCGTTAGGTGACGCCAACTTCCATAGTGAAGCGAAGGGTGTTGCTAAATTATTCCCCAAAGCAAAATACGAAGGTGACCCACAAGGTATGAAAGACCTTGAAGAAATGTATCACTACGAATTGGGTCCTGAAGTTGCAAATATTTGTAAGTGGGATGGTAAAGACATTGTAAACGCAATGGGATTCTATATCTCTATGACTATTGGTAGACCATTGGGACAAAAGGTTGAGACATTGGTAGAAAATGCCGGTATGAGAATCTTTAAAGAGTCAGTATACAAATCATTAAATGAAGTGTCTGCTACTAAGTTATTACAATCGGTAGCCAAAGGTGAATCATCCCGTGTGGAAGGTATTAAATTATCAAAAGAAATGGCAGAACATTTTCTATATTGGATAAGAACTTCTCCTTTTGGAAAAAAATATGGTGGTCTACCATTTTACAAACTATTTACCGCCGCATTCAATTGGGGTCTACATAGATATATGGATTCGTCATTAAAGGGTGAGTACGAAGTACTAAAAAAACAAGCAGCTGAAATGGCAAAGAAAAAATAAGGATTACCAATGATTAAGTTGAAGTCACTTTTACAAGAATCGGATTATCAAGTATACCACAAGTCATTTACTGACGCAGCAGACGCCGCGAGAAAATATGCCGAAAAACGCGGATTCGAAATCGATGAAGATGATTGGCAAACTCAAGTTGCATTGGGTGGTAAAAATTTAAGGTCAAGACCATCCGTGGGAAAAGATACTCGGTTTACGGTAGGTCTTGTTAAGAATGGTAAACCACAAAGAAAAGCTCTTAACTTTCAGGTATATGGCATGAAGAATGGTTATGAGCTGAACGCATATATCAATTAAGGGGTTCGGATGGACAACAAAAAATATCTTGAAGAGTTAAGATTATTGGGTGAAGAAGTTCAACAATTAGAAGAAAAAAATTGCCCTACTAATCCATCAAAATGGTCTTACTATAAATCACAGGCAAAACAAAAGTTCGATGTATACCCATCAGCATATGCAAACGGATGGGCATCTAAACAATACAAAGCAGCTGGTGGTGGTTGGAAACAATGTACGGGTGAATCGGTAAACGAAGCATATGTTATTTTTTACGCTAAGAAAAAAGGTGATAAACCATCTCAAGCCGCATATAGAGATAAAGATATGGCAGTAAAGTTTGAAAAGGATTTGAAGAAAGATGGATATATCACAATGATGGTTAATAAAAAAATCAAAGGCGTTGATGAATCAGTAACTGAAGATGAGAACGACCCACAAGAAATCAAAGTAGGAAACTACCAAACAAAATACTTCCATGTATGTCCTGGTGCATCAACTCTTTATAAAGACATTGAGTCTAAAGGTGTTGATATGGATATGGCAGAAAGAAGCGCAAGACTACAAGACGCACTATTCTTTATTGAAGAGCATATCCAAAGAGATGGGTATGACCCTGAAAAAGATTATGTAATGGTTGCTAAAAACATCGCTAAAAACATTATGAAATTGGCAAAAATGATGGACCTTGAAGAAGAACACAATTACATCCAAGGGCATATTGATACTATTGAAAAGGTAGTAAATGGTGAATCAGTAAATGAAGGTAAAAAATCAAAAGATGGCGCTGGTGTTAGATATGTAATGGCCATTCATAATAATGTTGAAGATATTCATAAATTGGTGTCTCGTGAGAAAAAAGACCCTAAAGAAGTGATGTCTGCATTTGCTACACCATTACTTAATTCGGTTAAATCCGTATTGAAACACAACTACAAACCACATCCAGCTGACTCATCAAATGATGATAAATTAAAAGTATTCATTGATGAGGTTAAGAAATTTGAAAAGATAGTAGAATTACTTATAAAGAGACCATCAAAAGCGGGTGTAAAGAAATTAGAAGAAGCTTGGAGAAGTATCTGGAATCACAAAGGTGGTGCTGCAATTGGTATGAATGGTCAAGGACCACACGCCGATACCATTATTGAATCAGTAAACGAAGCAGCAAGTAGAACTGCAATGGAAATTGGTGGTTTGACTGGTATGAACAAAGATGCTATCCAAAAGTTTGTTGATGATAATAAACTGGACATTGAAAAAGTATACCAATTTGTTAAGAAAGGTAAACTTGCTGATAGAATGAAGTTAGTATCTGCAATCGCAGGCAAACCTAACAACCCAGTTCAAAAGAAGATGGTTAAAATGTTTTCTGAAGGAATGGTTGCACCAAAACAAGGGCATTATTACTATCAATTAACTAAAGATACTCCAATCAAATATATAAAATCTCAATCCAATCCATTGGGAGCTACTGGTGTTCTATGGCACAATAATGATGCATACATTGATGGTAAAAAGGGAGCATATCTAATTGATTACTTTGGCGCTCTTTACTATGTTGATATGAAAAAGAAAGTCGCATCGAGCGTTTACCCATTAAGAGACCAAGACAAATTTAATAAAAGTAGTTTTACACAAGTTGATAAGGCACCGGAACATTCCGATTGGAAAAGATACATAAAGGAATCGGCAAGTGAAACTTTGAGTAAAGGTAAAACAAATAAATCTCAACTCAAAGAATTAATCAGAGAAGAATACCATAATGTAAAAAACTTTATGGAAGAGAAGTATGGGTTTACTCCAGAGTTGGGTAAGGTTATAGATAATCCTTATGTAAACGCATTTGCTAACGAAGGTGATGAGTCAGACGCCGATATGGCAGTAGACCAATTGGAAACTTCAATCAGAAAAGCACAACAACTCATTGACAAATTTCGTGGAAAAAGTAACTTAGAACCATGGGTTCAGTCCTTAATTACAAAAGCAGAAGATTACTTATCAACTGTTTCTGATTATGGTGAGATTGAAGAGTATGATGTGGAAAACTACCAAGACATCCAAGAATTTGCTGAGTTCATGGAAAATTACAAACCATCACTTAATGAAGCAGAATACCAAGGTAGAAAAGTAGAACTTGGTAAGATTATGCAAGGTGATGTTAAAAAGTTTAAAGTTTATGTAAACAATGACAAAGGAAATGTTGTTAAAGTAAACTTTGGCCAAGGTGGTGGCGCTAAAGGTGGTACGATGAGAATTCGTAAAGATAATCCTGAAGCGAGAAAGTCATTTAGAGCAAGACACAATTGTGATAATCCAGGTCCAAGGTGGAAAGCAAGATACTGGTCTTGTAAGAAATGGTAATTCATTAAATTTATTCCCATATTTATATTGGAACAATTAGTTTAACAAAAAGAGAAAATTATGAAAAATTGGTTAAAGAAAACTTGGAATTGGTTACTTGGTAAAACTACTATTGATGAAAAAGTAGTTGAAGTAGTAGAAGAAGCTAAAGAAAGATTAACTGAAGTTAAAGAAGAATTTGCAGAAGCAAAAGAAGCGGTTAAAGAAGCGGTGAAACAATCTAAAGATGTAGTAGACGCTGCAAAGGGTGGTAAGAGAAAAGGTCGTAAGCCTTCTCATAGAAAACCAACTCCAAATAAAACTACTGCACAAAATGAAACTCCGGCAAAAAAGACTACGAACCGAAAGCCTCGTAGAAAGCCGGCTGCTAAAAAATAATGAAAAAATTAAATCTTTCTCAATTAGTTATTTTATGTTTGGTGGGTGTGTTAATCTTCCAACAATTTTTTATGGCCGATGGTTATAGAAAAGAATATGAACAAATGTTGAGAGAGAAAGAAGAATCGTATAAAGTTGAAATCGATAGACTAAATAAAATAAACGATTCTATTTTTGCAGTCAATAAACAACTAATAGACGATATTGGTACAATAGACGACAAGATTGCAGAGAAGAACGCACAATTGTCTAATTTGAGAAGAAAATATGCAGAACAAGTTGATAAGCTTGATGATATGTCTGATGACGAGCTTTCCACTACTTTCGCAAACACTTTCAAGTGATTCGACAATAGTAGTTCCAAAGCAAGCAGTTAAGAACGCTCTTATTATGAAGAGTCAGTTCGATACTTGTTCTATGGTATTAAAAATCACACAAGAAAAAGTTGTATTGTTAGAAGACAAGTCTAACAAACAAGAACAACTGATTTTAAATCTAAACGATGTGATTGTAAACAAAGATACAATCATTGCAGAAAAAATTAACATCATTGATTTAAAAGAAGACGAAATATCTACTTTGAAAAAACAAAAAAGAAAAAAGTTTTGGAGTGGTATTTTGACAGGATTTACAACCGGCGCTAGTGTGGTTGTAGTTTTACTTTTATTATAACGATGTATGCCAGATTTAAGACAACTAATAAAAGAGGAGTGGGTAAAGTGCGCTAAGGACCCCGTATATTTCTTTAAGAAGTATTGTTATATCCAACACCCCCACCGAGGAAAAATCCTTTTTAACTTGTATGAGTTTCAAGAGGGGTTGATGCATAATATCAATGACCATCGTTTTAATGTAATCCTCAAATCACGACAATTAGGTATCTCAACACTTTCAGCCGGATATTCACTCTGGCTGATGTTGTTTCACGAAGACAAAAACATTTTGGTAATCGCAACCAAACAAGAGGTTGCAAAGAACCTTGTAACAAAGGTTCGTTTTATGCATCAAAACTTACCATCGTGGTTGAAGGGTCAAACTGAGGAAGATAACAAACTATCACTCCGACTAAAGAATGGTTCACAAATCAAAGCAACATCTGCTGCTGGAGATGCTGGTCGTTCTGAAGCATTATCTCTTTTGGTAATTGATGAGGCCGCATTTATTGATAATGTAGAAGAAATTTGGACATCTGCACAATCAACACTATCAACTGGTGGTGGTGCTATTGTACTTTCTACACCAAATGGTGTGGGTAATTGGTTTCACAAAGTATGGTTACAAGGGGAAGCTGGTGAACAATGGCACCCAACTGAACTACATTGGACAGTTCATCCTGAACGAAATCAACAATGGAGGGATGAACAAACTAAACTTCTTGGAGAGAAGGGAGCAGCACAAGAATGTGATTGCGACTTTATCAGTTCAGGTTATACGGTGGTAGAGGGTTCAACCTTACAATGGTATGAACAAACATATGTCAAAGACCCGTTAGAAAAAAGAGGATTTGATGGTAACTATTGGTTATGGGATTATCCAAACTATTCTCGTGATTATGTAGTTGTAGCCGATGTCGCTAGGGGTGACTCAACGGATTATTCAGCATTTCATGTTATCGATATTGAATCGGTAGAACAAGTAGCAGAATACAAAGGTAAAATTGAAACCAAACAATTTGGTGCAATGTTAACTTCAATCGCGAGTGAGTGGAACAATGCAATGTTAGTGATTGAAAACGCAAACATTGGTTGGGCCGTAATCCAAGAAGTCATTGACCGAAACTATCAGAACCTATATTACTCATATAGAGATGCTGGTTATGTTGATGATGACATTCACCTTCGTAAGGGTTGGGACTTAAAACGAAAAGAGGATATGGTTCCTGGTTTCTCTATGACATCACGAACAAGACCACTTGTAGTTTCTAAGCTCGACACTTATATGAGAGAACGGGCTCCTATCATCCATTCTAAGAGACTTATAGATGAATTGTTTGTATTCATATGGAATGGTAGTAGAGCAGAAGCACAACGAGGTTACAATGATGACTTGGTAATGTCCTTCTCAACTGGGTTATGGGTAAGAGATACTGCATTAAAATTAAGACAACAAGGTATCGATTTAAGTAGAACCGCATTAACTCACATTACAAAAACAAGTGGTGGTGTATATAATTCAAGAACGGCCGGTGATAATCCATGGAATCAAAAAGATGGACACGGAAATGATATGGATTTAACTTGGTTACTTTAATTTGGTAGTTAAGTTTATTTTTTGTATATTTATAACTTGTAAGAGTATATACTTTCATTTAGAGAACAAATATGGCAGATAAATCATTATTTGGACGGCTTAAAAAATTATTCGCTACTCAAGTCGTTGTAAGACGAATTGGTAAGGGTAAAACTCAGGCCATAGATACACAACGACTTCAGTCGCAAGGAAATCTTCGTGGTTCATCATACTACGATAGATTTGGTCGTTTACATACATCTCGTAGAAATTGGGAAACTTATAATAATCAATTTAACTATCATTCAAATAAATTGGAGTTGTATACTGATTATGAAGCAATGGACAAGGATTCCATTATCGCATCAGTACTCGATATCTACTCAGACGAGTGTACTTTGAAAAACGACATGGGGGATGTAATTCGTATCAAATCTTCCGATGAGAATGTAAAGAAAATCCTTCACAACTTATTCTACGATGTACTTAACATTGAATTCAACCTTTGGTCTTGGATTCGTGGTATGAACAAGTATGGTGATTATTACTTACACCTTGATATCGAAGATGGAGTGGGTATTGTAAATGTATCCCCACTTTCAGCATATGAGATTGAGAGAGAAGAGGGATTCAATGATGACAACCCATATGAGGTTAGATTTAAATTAGCATCTATGGCAAGTCCATACTCATCAAATACAAAAAATAGTGCATATTATTTTGAGTTCTATCAAATTGCACATTTCCGTTTGATGGCAGACACAAACTTCCTACCTTATGGTCGTTCGTTGTTAGAAGGTGCTAGAAAGACTTGGAAACAATTGACTCTTATGGAAGATGCAATGATGATTCATAGAATTATGAGAGCGCCTGAAAAACGAGTATTTAAAATTGATGTGGGTAATATACCACCATCGGAGGTTGATAACCACATGAGAAGTATTATCGACCAAATGAAGAAAGTTCCTTACCTCGACCAAAATACGGGTGATTACAACCTCAAGTTTAACTTGATGAATATGTTGGAAGACTATTACCTTCCTGTCCGTGGTGGTCAAAGTGGTACTGAGATTGATTCTCTACAAGGTATGGAGTTTGGTGGTATTGATGATATCGAATACTTGAAGAATAGAATGATGGCTGCTCTTAAAGTTCCAAAAGCATTTATTGGATATGAAGAGGGTGTTGAGGGTAAGGCTACTCTTGCACAACAAGATATTCGATTTGCAAGAACAGTTGAAAGAATCCAAAAGATTGTACTTTCAGAATTAACTAAGATTGCAGTTGTACATTTGTACTCACAGGGTTATGAAAATGAAGACCTTGTAAACTTTGAGTTAGAACTTACCAATCCATCTATTATCTACGAACAAGAGAAAGCGGCTCTTTGGAGTGAAAAGGTTTCTTTGGTTCGTGATATGAAAGAACTTAAAATGGTTTCTCAAGATTGGATGTATAGAAATATTTTCAATATGTCGGATGATGAGTGGAAGTTAGAACAAGCTAAAGTTATTAGTGACCTTAAACTTGGATTTAGACAAGAACAAATTGAGAGTGAAGGTAATGACCCAGTTAAAACAGGTGAATCATTTGGTACACCACATGATTTAGCGGCTTTAAACCTACAAGGTGATGAAGAGGGTGGCCAAGATGAAGAAGGTGGTTCTCCACAAGGTGGATTTGAAGGAGCGGGTAGACCACATGAAGGTGGCACACATGGTACTGATGATAATAACTTTGGAAGAGACCCGTTGGGTAAGAAAACTGATGTTAGTAAAGATTCAACATACCATAAGTTTAGAAACTCACCACTTGCATATGAAAGTGCTACCGCTCTAAAAACTGCATTTAAAAAGAAAAAAATTAAAACATCTTCGATTATAACTGAGTCTTTGAAAAACGAAAAAGAAAAAGAAGTAGGTATGATGGATGAGTCAAATCTATTGGATGACACAATTTAAGTATATTTATAAAGTAGAACAATAATAGAAGGTTTAAGATGAGTAAACTTAAACATAGCAAGTTTAAAAACACGGGTATCTTATTTGAACTACTCGTTAGACAAATTGCATCGGATACTTTGTCCGATAGGGACTCCCTTGCGCTCGAAGTAATCAAAAAGCATTTTAAGAAAGGAACTGAACTTTCTAAAGAATTGAAAATGTATCAAGCTCTTACTAAAGAGAACTTTGATAATCAGTATAAAGCTCAGGAGTTTGTAAATATTATTTTACAAGAAAGGTCTAAATTAAATGAGTCTATTCTTCGTAGACAAAAGTATAACTTGATTAAGTCAATCAAAGAATCTTTTGTGATGGAAGACTTCTTTAAATATCGTGTAAATAATTACCGTGAGATGGCATCTGTATTTAAATTGTTTGAATACAATCAATCTACTTCTCCAAAAGAATATGTGACCTGTAAAAATGCTATTCTTGAGACCATCACCAAAAACAATGTAGAAATTGTAACCGAGTCTACTGACAAGGAATACGCATCACAACCAAAAGAGGTTCGTATGTTGGCGTACAAGTTTTTAGTAGATTCATTCAATTCGAAATACACCAACCTTTCAGAAAATCAAAAGAAAATCCTTCGTACCTATATCAACAATGTTGATAATTCAGGTAAGTTAAGAACTTTTGTTATGTCTGAAGTTAAGAGACTTAAATTGGAATTTAAGAAACTTAAAATAGATGATAAGGTTACACAAATAAAACTTAATGAAACTGTAAGTCTTATTGATAATGTGTTATCATCTAAAATTATTAGTGAAACGCAAGTACTTTCACTATTAAGATATCATGAACTTTTACAAGAATTGAGGAAGGTTTGATATGTCAAAATTTTTAATGGAACAGTTAGAAAGCAAATTTAAAGAACTTCAATCAGAAGAAGAAATTGAAGAAGCAAATGTTACTGGTAACATGGATGGTGGTGCTGGTCCCATTAAAACTCCTGCGGCTTTCGCAAAAAGTCAAGATGAGGATGATTTAGACACAGACCACATTGAAGTATTAGGTTATAAAAAAGCCAAAAAAACCAAAATGAACACGGAGTCAAAAAGTATGAAAAAATTAGAAGACAAACTTGAAAAACTAATTGAAGCAACTTATCGTGATTATAAGAACGATGACTCTATGAAAGCACACCAAAAGGTTAACACCTCGATTAAAGAAATCAATAGACTGATGTATGAGGTTGAGAAGATTGTTAATCAAAATGCCAAACTAAAAAGTGAAACGGGTGTACACAACGGACAATATTGGAAATCTACACAAAAGAGATTTGGAAAAATTTCTGAAAGAATGTTAAAAGTTGCACATAAATTAAAAGAGTTGAGTGCATAATATGTCGTGTGGGTGTAACAAAAATAAAATTAATGAGTCACTTGAGGTACAAGACCTTGAGGATATCAGATTGATGATTCGTAGAGAAATTGCACGAATATTTTTTGATTTGTATCGTAAAAGACAAGTTTGGGAGAAATAATGAAACAATTACTCGTAGATGTAATGGTGTTCGAAGTAACACCTACTATGTTGAGAGAGGCCGAAGAAAAACATGGCCGTTTCTTGGTAAATGGTGTGTTGCAAAGAGCAAACGCTAAGAACCAAAATGGTAGAGTGTATCCCAAAAATATTCTTGAAAGAGAAGTCGAGAAATACAAAGGCCGTGAAATTAAAGAGAATCGTGCATATGGTGAATTGGACCATCCAGAATCTGCAGTTGTTGAACTGAAGAACACATCACATATTGTTCGTGATGTTGTTTGGAAGGGTGATGATGTAGTGGGTACTGTTGAAATCCTAAACACCCCATCTGGTAATATCCTTAAAGAACTAATTAAAGCCGGATGCACGGTTGGTATCTCATCAAGAGGTATGGGTTCAGTAAAACAAATCGGTGAAGACACGGTTGCAGTAGAAAATGATTTTGACTTGATTTGTTGGGATTTCGTATCGAACCCATCAACTCATGGTGCATTTCTTTCTCCAACTAATGAAGGTGTAATCAACGAATCGGTTAACAAAAAAACAAATATTTATAAATACAAGAAAGCTAACACACTTATGAGAGATATTATTTGTGAAATTGGCGGATAT